CGGCGCGCGGCTCGGTGGACGTCCGGGCGAGCGTCGCGACGCTCGCCGCGACGCGCGCCGCGCTGAGCGAGGCGGTGGACTACACGGCGCGCGACGCGGTGAACGACGCGTCGCTCGCCGCGGTGCGAGACGTGGTGGACTACGCGGTGCGCGGCGCGGTGCGCGCCCGCGGCAGAGGGTGGGCTGTCGAGCTGGCAAAGGAGCTCGCGCCGGACATGTCTAGTCTGATGATAGAATGCTGTGAACAGCCGCTGATAATACAAAATTACGGAAATTTGTGGAGTGGTTGGTGTGCATATGTGTCGTTTTTCCGTGATATTGCAAAAATAGATCTATCGGCATGCACTAGTTATACCTTCTATGAGAGCGCGGCTATTCATGGCGGCCCTCGCGTAATGCACGAAAAATTCTGTATCGTTTCAGACCGCCCGCTAATGATCAAGCTCGACGATAGTAGGCGGCTACACTCCGATTCCGGCCCCGCGCTATTATGGCGGGACGGGTTCTCTGTGCATGTGTGGCACGGCCTGGTTTTGAGCGACGATAACGCGTGGATCATCGCCCAGCCAGAGCGGATAAATAAAGCCTCGATCCTGGCCGAGACGAACACGGAAATCCGGCGTGTGATGTGTGAGGTAATCGGGTGGGACAGAGCGCTTGAAATGCTCGACGGCACATGTGTCAGCACGGACATTATTCACGGCCAGGCGCGCGAACTCATAGACATCGTCGTCGGCGACGAGAGAATGCGGGTTATCCGGCTCAGAAACGGGACGCTCGAGCCGGATGGATCGAGACGGGAATTTATCGAGGGGGTTCCTCTCGAGGTGCGCAGTCCGCATGAGGCTGAGGCGTGGCAATATGGGATTTCGCAAACGTGGTATTCCGAAAGGATCCGCACATGACCGCGTTCTCCTGGTTGGAATGGTACGAGCGATGCCTGCAGGAAAATTGTCTATTGAGTCGTGAGCATCGGCATGAGTTGCGGGTGTGCTGGGCGAGCGGGCTGAGCTCAGAGGAGGCGCTCCGGGTAATTCACAACCTGGACGAAGAGCACAAATCGCTGTTTGGGCATTCGCGAAAGGAGGGGGTGGCGACATGAAACATGGCCTGCATTTGGATATCCCGGCGGCGGATTATCATGACGATTGCTGCGCCACGCCATCGCTATCGGCCTCGGTCGGCAAAATTCTGATCGAAAAATCGCCGCGGCATGCGTGGTTGGCTCACCCACGACTCGGAGGGGCTCGCCGGTGGGAAAAAAATCGGTCGATGGAGCTCGGCAGCCTGGCGCACGAGACTCTCCTGTCTCGCGGCGCTGGGATAGTGGAGATAGACGCCGGTGATTATCGGACGAAGGCGGCGCAGGCGGCGCGCGATGAGGCCTTGGCGTCGGGATTGACGCCAAGCCTGCCGCGGGACTTCCGGCGTGTAGCGGCGATGCGCGCGGCGATGATGACGGGGCTGGAGCGCGCCGGCTTATTGGAATCTTTTGTGGCGAGTCCAAAAGAGGCCGTCGCGATCGCGGAGATAGACGGCGTTCTGACGCGCGGAATGCTGGATGTGTGGATTCCAGAGCTCGCTATGATATGCGACTACAAGACGTGTTCTTCTCTGACGCCGAACTCCCTTGGTCGCTTGATCGTCTCTAGCGGATACGACTTGCAAGCGGCAGTATATCTCGAGCTGATCGAGGAAATTTTCCCCGACTTGGCCGGCCGGACTGATTTCGTCTTTTTCTTTCAGGAGACGGCAGAGCCCTACGAATGCATATTTTGCCGGCTCGACGCCCGCTTTCGTGAAATCGGCGTTCGCAAAGCGGCGAAGGCGCGTGAGATCTGGACGCATTGTCTCGCGCGGGGAGATTGGCCGGGCTATGCGACGGAGATCACGACGATCGACTGCCCTGCATGGGCGCAGACATATTGGGAGACCGAATGATGAAAATTCATAATATCTATCTGCACGCCAATGATTTGCGGATGACCGCATCGCAGATCCTGGACAATGCATGTGTCGATCTCGATGATCCCTCGTTCCTGGGGGTGTTTTCGATTTCTATTTTTTTCCCCCTCGAGATGAAAATCAAATTGTTTGGCGCGATCGCCGCGTTCAACGCCGAAATGGCGCGAGAGGCGGTCGAGCCCGAGCCCGAGCATGGGTAGATCGTTTCAGGCCGCCGCTGCGATTCGGCATGAGGTCCCTCTTCTGATCGGGCTCGCCGGCGCGTCCGGCTCGGGGAAAACGTTCTCGGCTCTGCGGCTGGCGACAGGCATGGCGCGTGTCGTCGGCGGCGAAATCTATGTGATCGACACAGAATCGAATCGGGCCCTGCATTATGCGGAGGACTTTCGCTTTCAACACGTCCCGTTCGCCGCGCCCTTCGGCGCGCTTGATTATCTCGAGGCCCTGACGTTCTGTCGGGAGCGTGGCGCGAAAATAATCGTGATCGACAGCATGTCGCACGAACACGAATCTGTCGGCGGCCTGTTGGATCAATGGGAAAATGAAATTATTCGCATGGGCGGCGATGACTACGCGAAGCGGGAGCGCGTTAAATTATCCGCGATTCGAAAACCGAAGGCAGACAGAAGAAAACTTATTCAGTTCATCCTGCAAATGAATTGTTTGTTGATTTTCTGCTTTCGGGCCAAAGAAATCGTAAAACCTGGAAAAAACCGGCAAGGCAAAATGGAGATTGTAGACTATGGATTTACTCCTGTCGCTGGTGACGATTTTCTATATGAGCTTAGCGCATGTTGTTTATTGGCTCCCCGTTCCGGCGGCGTGCCTCAATGGGCGTCCGATCGGCCGGGCGAACGGGCCACAATGAAGCTGCCGCGCCAATTCGAGACGGTCTTTCTGGAGTCGCGTGCGCTCGACGAGGAGATCGGGGAGAAATTGGCGCGTTGGGCCTCTGGCGCGCCCGCTGGAGACCCAGAGCTGCTCGCGCGTGGCGATGCTGCCGCGGCGGCCGGGATGGCTGCCCTGCGCGCGTTCTGGGGCGGTTTGTTGCCGAAACAAAAGACGGAGATCGGCGGCGAAACGAAGCTGGCGTTCTGGAAGGGCGTCGCGGAATATGCCGACGCGAGTCGTGGCGGCTGAGATGGGGGGCCGGGCGCCACGACAAAAAGGCAATCGGTTCGAGCGCGCGATCGTTCGGCTTTTCCAAGACGCGGGATTTGGGGCTGAGCGCGTGCCGCTCAGCGGGTCGGCCGGCGGCAGTTACCTCGGCGATCTGACCGTGCCGCTGCTCGGCCGCGATCTCGTCGTCGAGGCGAAATCCCGCGGCGCCGGGTTCAAGCAACTTTATGATTGGCTCGAGGGGCGGGATCTGCTCATCGTAAGGGCGGATCGAAAACGGCCGCTGGTAGTTCTTCCTCTCGATTTGGCGATCGAGATAGCCGCGCAGGCTGAGCGGCGGAAAATTCCCGAATAAGCTCCTGAAGCCTTGCCAGGGACGTTTGGCGATGCTCGGCGCGAAGTCTGTTTTCGTCGATTTTGACTTGCGTGTTCAGCAGGGCCGTGGCGGCCGCGATTTTGTCTCTTCGAAGTGCCCGGTTCGATGCCTGCGCCTCCTCGTCGGCATAGCCGTTTGCATCGACGTCAGAATAATAGCTCTGATTGACGATGGCGCGCAGCTGCTCGATGCTCTCGATGCAGCCCTGAAAGAGATCTCGAGCGACGTCCTGTTTTGGGCTGGGCGGATTAGGCATAATCGAGACCTATAGCATATCCATGACGGTGGAGATCGACCAGGTCGCCCTTCAGTCGCTCGCCGATGTCGTCGCGGTAGACCATGCTCAGCGGGATTTTGATTTGCGATACGCGTTTATAGGCGGCTCGGCGCGCGGCGGAAACCGTATCTCCCGTTCCGGTGACGACTCCGACGTATCGCCCGGCGGAGCATGGCATGATGGCCGTCGACGGCCCTTGCTCGGCGTCTACGGGGGCTTCCCCCGCCATCAAATGATAGGGGTGGAAGTGGCGCCATAATCGGTCTGTGAGTCCGTAGACAGGGACGCCTATTTCGTCCGCGTGGGTCATGGCCTTGTCGGCCGAGGCCAGAATCTTGAGCATGACGCCGCACGCGACCGTGTCGAGAATGGCATTTTTTGGATCATGGCCCTCGCACAAATCAACCAGCCAATCGAGAGGATCTCCCTCTCTCAGCTCCGCTTCGATCTGGAGACTCGGATAGCCGGGCCGACAGGTGAATTCGAGCGGGATCGGCTCGCCGTCTTCGTTGATAATGACCGACACGTCGATCGAACCGACGTACCCGGCTTCGGCGAGGCGGTCTTCGAGTGGCAGCAGCACCTGCCGAGCGAGAGAATTCCTCTGCTTCGTCTGGAACACCGTAATAGCGCCCATCGAACCGGTATTCGGCCCGCGTCCGCCGCTCATCAGCCGCTTGTCCTCCGCATCCACCCACAGACCTTCGATGAAGCCGGACGGGCCAAAATAGCCGCCGGCGGAAATTTCCTCCCCGGCGACAAAATCCTGAATGATAAAGGTCCCCTTGAGCGGCTGCCGTTTTTTCCAGCGCTCGAGCATCCAGACCAAATCCGCTGGGCCTGTGGACACATAGGACAACGATTTATCCTCGTCGCTGCATGGCTTACAGACCAGCCGGGTATTGCGCGATTTCACATATTTGATCGCGTGGTCGTAATCGGAAAATTCCTTGTAGGGAGCAACATCGACGCCTGCGCGCTTCAGGATGTCCTGTCCGAGCGTGCGGTTGATTTCCCATTCTCTGACTTCCGGATTGTGGCCGACGATCGGTTTCCCAGGGTATAGCTGACGTTGTGAGGATATCTCACGCTGGTAGAGCCCGTTATCGGCGCAGAAAATCAAGTCCGCCCATTTGAATTCAGCCTGGAAATCGCGTGTGACGTCGAGGAGTCCAGCGCCTATTTCGCGTGTGGCGTCCTCGTCTCGAACGAAATAACGCACCTGATGTCCGGCCGCGCGTGCGCGCATGCCGAGATCGAGAGCGTCGCCGAACGGATCGATAATCAAGCAGCGCATGAGGATTCGATCCGCTTTCTAAAATTCGCCTTCATCTACAGTTTCCTCTTTCAGAGCATGACGATGGCGCTTTGTAGCCGGGCGGTAATGTTTTTTATTTCTCTCGCACGTGACGACGAGGAAGCCGTCCAATTTGAATTGGATAGGCCCATGCGGCCACGTATCGAGCTGCAATTCGCACGCGGGTCGGCATATATCTACGATTTGCCGCTCGATCGACTCGATGTCGATTTTCAGCTCGTCTCGTGCAAAAACGACGATCTCGTTATCTCTATATTTCCCTGGACTTTCCTGAAGTTGTCGTTTGATCTTCTGGGTATCGATTTCCATAAATCGCAGCAGGTATCTGGCGAGCGCATGTCGCGTTACCCTGACGATCCGATCGTGTTTCATCTGCCGTCCTCGTTTCTCTGATGGTGGAGATCGTATTCCGCGTGCTTGCGTTTTTTCTTGGCCGCGTCTGCCGCGAAATGCTCTTGCATTTTGCGATAGCCCTCGGGGTCTGTCAATTGCCGCCCGGCGGGGGAAAGCGTCCCGCGAAGCAGCGCCGGAATGTGCGATCCCGCTTGGCCGCCGCCGAACAGGCCCTGCCCTACGCTGATCGGCTCGAACGCCTGAGCTATATGGCCGCCGATCTGCCCGAGCGCATGGGAGCCGGGCTCGCCGGTTACGATCGGATCGTCGCGCCAGTCCTTATTCGATAAGAGCTCGCCGCCGAGTTGCATCATCGGGTTGAGTTTGCTGCCCAGATAGCCGCCGACATTCGGTGTGCCTCCCTGCAGCCCAAGCGCCTTCACGACGTCGTATGCTTCTTTGACGTTGCCATAAGGACGGAGCCGCTCCGGCACATTTTTATAGTGGCCGGATTTTGTCGTGATCTCCGTTGTTCCGCCGGTGCGGGCGGCCAGGATGTCCTGAAGGTTTTGCGGCCATTCTCCGGTCATGACTTTTTGGCCGATCGCGGCGGCCATGGCCGTCGTCGCAACGAGGCCGATGGTGTAGCCCATCGCCGGCTCATAGCGCGGCGACGCAGGGTTGAAGCTTCTTCCTCTGAACGGGCCAGAAAGCCCCTTGCCCAGAGCGCGATAAGTCCCGAAATTGTAGCTCGGGGCGAGCATGATCTTCTGCGATATTTCGTCCGCCCATCGCGGCCAAAACAAATTGTCCTTCATCATCTCTCCGAAAATATCGTCGAGATGATCCGAGATCTTGCGCGCGGCGGCGAGCTGCTCGGTCTGCCCTGCGGTCGGATTGTCGTGCAGCCAGCGGCCGAGATCCCGCATAAAGGTGCCGGTTTTCAAATTCGGGATGTAATTGCGGAAAAGCCAGGACGACATGAGCTCCGACGTCTTGTCGAAGGTGCGGACGAAGCCTTCCGTCACGTCCGTGTAGGGCTCCATCTTGAAGGGGCCGTTCTGGACAAAACTATCCCGGATCTTGGTCAGGCCGCCCGTGATATTCTTGCCGAGATTGCCGCGGCCGATCATTTGCGGGAGGGATTCCTGAAGCGACCCCTCCATTTCCGGGGAGCGAAAAGCTCTCCCGATCGACGGGTTCGCCTGCGCCATGATGTTTATCAGATGTTCGGTCTCGGGATCTCCCTTCAGCAGTCCCCGATAGATCGCCTGCCCTTGCCTTCCGCGCCACCACACTCCAGCGGGGAAGACGTCCATCAGATCTTTCAGGGATCGAACCGGCTTCGCACTCACCAGGTCCTCGACCGCCGAGCCGAAAGCGCGCGATGAATTCTCCGTGGTCATGGTCATCGCGTGATAGCCAGAGAGCGCAAATTTCATCGCGCGCATGGAATTAAAGGCGCTCGTGACGGAATTCCAGACCGTCTTCGCAGTAGGGTTTTGCAGCGTGCTCGCGATCGAGCGCGAATACCAATTGTTGTAGGCGGACGCGATGCCCGCGGGCGCGTACCCCTGCTCGCCGCCGATATTTCGGGCAAAGCGCCCTTGGATAGGCGCCCAGCCTTCGGGCGCCTTGCTCGGTGCGAAATATCTGAGCGTTCCGGCGTCCTGCATCGCCTCCTTGACTTCGTGGGAGGCGATGAATTCCGATTTCGACGCGTAGGAGGCCTTCCACATATCGATCGGGTTATCGTATTTCGGAGTGAGGCCGGCGGCGCGCGCATCGCGCCAAGTGGGGAACATCGACCGCTTTTTGGTCAAGGCGGAAGAGCCCATGTGTCCCATGCCGGCTCCGGGCGAACCGACGTTTCCGATGAATCTCTGCAACGCGGCGTCGTTTTTGTAGAGATGCGGGAAATAGTCCTGAATGAAACTCATGCCGGAGGTGGCGTAGGTGCGCTGGAATTTGTCTTTTTCGGCTCCGGCGATCCTCTGCATCGTGTCCATAAGCGGCTGAAGCGCTGGCTTGACGCGCGACGCCGGCGACTGTCCCTCGACCGCGTCGACCATGTCCCACAACTCGCCCGCGGTCGATCTCGCGACCGGCTTGTAATGCTGCTCGAGCTCCGAATTGACCATGGAGATATCGCGCGAAGAAAGCCCGTATCGCTGGCGGAGGAGGCCTTTCGCGTCTTCGGTCGAAGCCGGAACGAGGGACGGAGGCGTTTGATTCGGCGCAGGCATCGCGCCGACCGGCTGTCTTGTCGGCTGTCCTGGCGACTCCGCGCCGCGCGCGGCAACGGGCGCGCCGAGCCGCTGGGCAAGCTCGAGGGTCTCGGGCTTCATGCCCTCCTCGGGCGCGCCGAGCCGCTGGGCAAGCTCGAGGGTCTCGGGCTTCATGCCCTCCTCGGGCGCGCCGAGCCGCTGGGCAAGCTCGAGGGTCTCGGGCTTCATGCCCTCGGGAAACATATTGCGCGGTTTGCCGAGCAGCTCGGCGCCGGCCTTTTGCGTGATGGCCGGGGCAGCCGCGCGCAAGGGGTTTTTCGTCAGGCCATATGGTTCGGGCAGCAACAGGCCGGCGGTGAAGTCCGCGAGATCGCCGGCGTAGGAGCTTCCTGTGGCCCGTTGAACCGGGTCGCCGACCGCGGTGCGCGTCAGTCCCTCGATCGGAGAGCCGAGATACTGAAGGCCTCCCTGGGCCGCCTGAACGCCGCCGAGTGCGCGCGCGCCGAGGCCGGACCCATTCCAAAGTTGCTGGCCGCCCTGTTTCAGCGCGGCGAGGCCCTGCGTCTGCTGACCGCGGACATTCTCCATGTAATCGGAGGGGCGCGGCAAAATTTTCCCGAGCTGCTCGCCGGCGACGCCGAGCTCTTGGCCGACGCTGAGCTGGCGGCCGAATCCCTTGGCGGCGAGATCGGCCGCCGTGGGCATTGCGCCGCCGAGCGGGGAGGCTCCCGCCGGTTTAGCCGCGGCTTTTGGGATCAGATCCGCGAACGGGTTGACCCGCTGTTGCTGCTGCGGGATCAGATCCGCGAACGGGTTCTCCGCCATGCCGGATAATCCTTATGTCCTTCGCGCACGCGTGGATATTCCTCGCGTGAGCGATAAGTGTCCTGACAGCATAATAGAGACCGCCATCGTCGGCAATTTCGATAAACGCCAGGGCGATTTCAGCTCGGTGGATCAGGAGCTGAAGGTCCTCCGCGATGGCCTCGCGGAGAAGATCGAGTTTGGGGCTGTCGCTCATAATTTACCCGGATCGAGTCCCATTTGCTGGAGACGTTTCAGAACTGCGTCACGTGGCGCGCCTTGCTGGATCGCCTGCCGCGCGAACGCATAAGGATCCGCCGCGGCGCCGGCGGCGCTCGCCGCCGGCGCCGCGGCGGCGGATGGCTTCCCGCCCATGCCGAGCCATTGCTCCGCGCGCTCGAGCAAGCCGGGCTCGGCGGCCGGAGCCGCGGGGGAAGGCGGTGGAGGAGCCGCAGGGGAAGGCGCCGCCGCCGCGGCGGCGGCGGCAGAGTCTTCGTTATCTTCGCCGCGATATGCCTTCCGCGCGCCAGCCAAATCGCGCTGATCCTGCTCCAGCCGTCCTTGCGCGCCGGTCATGCGCGTTCGCTGTTCAGCAATGAGCTCGTCACGCAATTTCGCGTCTTCGACGTTTTTCCACAGCGTGGCGATCCTCTGGCCTCCTTCGTCGACCTCCTTACTGTCCTCCTTGAGCGCCGCCAAAGCGGAATCGTAGTGCGCCTTTGCACTCTTCGTCGGCGCGGCGATGAGCGTTTGTCGCTTCGCCTCGACGTCGATGCGCTTTCCTTCGAGATCGAGTTTCTGCATTTCGACATTGTAGGTAGCCGACGCCGCCCGCTCCGCCGCCCTGTCGGCCTTTTCGCCGAGCCCGGCTTGCTCTTTCCAATATTGGAAGTTCGCCCGCCAGTCTTCGAGCCCGATCTTATGCTGCTCCTGCGCATCTTTCTTGGCGTCGTCGGTCGCGCGCTGGGTCGCCGCCTGGACCGCCGCGGGCGAGAATCCCTGCTTCAGCAGCTCCTGCCCCTGCTTTTGGATCGCGGCGACGTCCGGCTCCTTATAGGCCGGCGGCCCACTGAGCCCCGGCGCGACATCAGGCGCCGGCGGCGGCGCGTTCGGCCCGAACTTGTTCCACGGCCCCGGCGGCGATGCGGCTTGCGGGCCGGCCTCTGCGGCCGCGGGCCGCACGCCCGCTCCGACCCCGAGCGGCGGCGCTCCCTGCGGTTGGCCGCCGAGCGCACCCTGCGCCATCGGCGCGCCGCCCGGTCGCTGTAACTGTTGCGCCGAGCCCATCTGGCTCGGGCTCAGTGCGCCGGGCGGGAGCAGCCCATTGGAGGCTCCGGGAGCGGCCGGCGCGGAGGGCTTTGCCTGCTGCGGCATGTCTGTCGCAGGGCTGAACGGTCGCAAGCCGCCGCCCGGCATAACCCGGCTGTTTGTGATCGGAACCATTCCGCCGCGGCCGTCAGGAACGAGCCCTGCCCCGCCAGCGCCACCCTTGCCGCCTTGCCCGCCGGCCGCCGCGCCACCCTTTGGAGGAGCTCCCATGCCGCCCGTTTGCGGCGGCTGCAGGCCACTCAGCAGCCCAAGAAGGCCGGGCGTCGGACGCTGCGCCCCGAGACCGGAGTTCCCCGGCTGCGTCTGCGGCAATGCGCTCTCCGGCAAAAGCCCCGCTTTGCCGCCGGTTTTTAAATTCGTGTAGGCGCGGTTTTCGTTTTCGGCGTCGGTGTCTTTTTGCGCCTTTCGCGCGCGTCCCTGCTCGGCATAAGGATCGGCCTGCCGTCCGCCAGTCTGTTCACGCTTGCGGGATTTCTCCAGCGCCTCCATGAACGAATTCAGAAAATACGGGCTGACCATGCATCACCTTGATTATTTTCCGCCCATCATGCCGCCGAGCGAGCCGAGCGCAGATCCGAGCTGGGCGCTCGACTGCTGGCTCATTTGCTGCGACGACAGATCCGCTTGCGCCTGTGCCGACGACGCCTGAACCGCGGTTTGCAAATAGCTCAATGCGTCGCTCACACTGGCCTGCTGCTGACTGGCGGCGGAATTTCCGACGCCGGTCAGGCCGGAGAGCGCATTCAGCGTGTTGTTTGCGGAATTCATGGCCGTACTCGTGCCGCCGGTCATGCCCGAATTGAACTCGCCGAGCAAGCCGCTGGCCGTCTGCCCCTGGGTTTGCGATTGCGTCGCGCCGGAAGTGAGCGCTTGCAAATAGGAGTCGAGGACGGACGTTGGTTGCGCTGCGGCCGACGACGCGGTTCCGTAAGAGCCCGCGCTTGTGGCGTAAGAGCCCGCGTTTGTGGCGCTGGCATTCGCCGCTTGAGATTCTATGCCTGCCGGAATCGTCTGCGCGTTGAGTAGCGCGTTCGCCGTGCTCGCGCCAGACGCCTGGTTTGCGAGTTGCTGCTGCTCCCACTGATTGTTGAAGTTCTGAACCGCCTGCCCGGTCGCCATGCTGGCATAGGGGGACATCGCGGTTCCGCTCGCCGCCTGCTGCGACGCCATCGAGTCCTCGAGGCTCTGCAACTGCTGATTATAAAGCGCCCCTTGCGGGTCGAACCCGGCGTCCAGCGCCTGACTGACATAAGGCAAGGTCGAGCCGGCCGCGGACTGCGTGGCGTTTCCGAGAGACGAGAGCGCGTCGACCAACCCCGCGCCGCTCGACGCCGCCTGAAGCGCTCCGGTCGCCGCCTGCTGCGCTCCGATCGCCGCTTGCTGACCGTAGGTCTGCCCGAAATTGAGCGAATTCGCCTGATTCGACAGCGCGGTGTTCGTCCCCGAGTTGAAATTGTTCAGCGCGCTATAGGCATAGTCGGGTAGCCCGAGAACCGAAGCCTGGACGGCCTGCCCGGCATTGACGCCCTGCTGCGCCGTGTAATTGGTCGGTTGAAGAAGATTTACGTCGGCCCCGTTCGTCGGCGCGCCGCCGAGGGAGGTCTGGTAGCTGGGCAAGCCGCCGCTTCCGCCGAGGGCGCTCATCAGGCCTGTCAGAGTCGATAGATCAAGAGGACTCGATGCTCCGGCCGTCGTGCCATAGCCGGTTCCGGAGGTCGAAAGGCCGCCGCCCGTCAGGCCGGTGCTCGCCGTCGTCGCGCCGCCTTTGCCCGCCGCCGGCGCCGACGACGATCCCGTCGCGCCCGTCGATGTATTCACCGGGGCATAGCCGGTTGTATAGGTGTTCGCCGCGGTGCCGGTCCCTTGCTGAGTCCCGGTGGACGCTCCTGTCCCGAGCGCCGCTCCGTCCGACGACATCCACGATGGATAGGTGTATGGCACGCTGCTGTTGAGGTTCGTGGTCTGATACGGCGTCGTGTTCACGCCATAGGAATTGAACAACCCCTGCAGGCCGGTGCCCTGGTTGAGCAATTCCGTCCCGCCGACGGTCGAATTTACGTTCGCCTGCGGGGAATACGGCAATTGTGTGATTTGCGGCGTGTAGCTGCCTCCACCCCCACTCATTTTCTATCCTATGCGTTTTGGCCTTGGGCGCGTAGTTGCGCGCGGTAGAGCAGGGCGGGATCCACAATCGTCGAGCCCAGAGTTTCAAAGGTCCCCGGTCCGGAGAAGTTGGCCTGCTGCTGCGCTTGTGGGGCCATGGCCTGCCCTGTTATCGGCGTTTGATCGACGTACATCCCGAGCTGCGGATTGAACGCCCCGGTCATGCCGCTTTGCGCTTGCTGGGACGTCATGGGCGTCATGCTGTACGACTGCTGCATTCCGGGTATCGAGACATTCGTCCCGTAGGTATAGTTTCCATTGTTGTAGTTCAAATTCTGCACAAGGTTGTCCTTTTGCAGCTGCCCTTGCAACTGCCCTTGCGCCTGGGTATCGAGCAGGGATTGCTGATTGACGTCGAAACCCGCCGGAGCTCCGTAATTATTGGCCAAGGCAGGATTCATCGCAATGAGATATTGCAGCGCCGGGGCCGACGCGACTTCCTGATCGAATTGAGACGTCGTCAACGAGCCGGCCGCAGATTGCTGGGGCAGAGACCCTCCCGCCGTATAAATCAGGCTCCCTGGCTTATTGCCCTGACTCGCGCCGGCAAGAAGCTGGCCGCCGCCGGTCGGGCCGCCCGGCTCGATTATGAACCCTCCGTATGGCCCTCCCGCCTGACTCTGCAGCTGGTCGGCCCCGGTGATATTTTGCAAAGTCGGCGTGCCTGCATTCTGCGCGAGCTGATACCCCGTCGCCGCAAGACTATTGTAGCTCGAGCCAGACATCGGGGTCCCGTCCGCATTGAAAATCCCACGCGGGCCCCCAGCGGAATTCAGCGAGCTGCCGTAGACCTGCTGCATCGGATTGTATGGATCTTGATCGGCGATCGCGGCGGCGAAATTGCTCTGCGACGTCGGCATGGCGTAATTTGACGGCATCCCCTGGCCGGGCAACAGACCCGGAGGAGCATCGGGAGCCGCCTGCCACGTCGAGCTCGGCGTGTTGGCCCATGTCGAGCCGGTTCCGGGCTGGCCGCCGCCGGCCGTGGGTCCGAACATCAAGCCGCCGCCCGCCGGGGTTCCGTAGGCCGGAGTGGAGGTGGTGGCTCCGAGCCCCCCAGATTGCGTCATTGGGGTAGAGCCGCCGCCCGATCCGCCCCATGTCGAGCCGGTTCCGGGCTGGCCGCCGCCGGCCGTGGGTCCGAACATCAACCCTCCGCCTGCCGATGATCCGTAAGCAGGGAAGCCTCCATAGCCGGAGCCGGCCGGCTGTGACCCTGCAGGCGAGCCATACGAATTTTGCGCGTTCGTCCCGTACAGCCCCTGCCATTGGCTGCCAGAGGAACTGGCCGTCCCGCCGCCGCTCATAGGAGTTTCTCGTAAGTCGCGCCCTGCTCCCGATATCCGAGGCGCCGCAAGATCGGTCCGAGGTCCGTTGTCGAGCTGGGCGTGTAAATCACAAGACGCACGCCCCACTCCCGGAATGCGTCCTCCGCCCCCTTTACGAGCTTGTAGCCGGTCCAGCCGCGCCGTTCCGCCGGCGACAGCACGAGAATGAACCCGGCGGCTGTCGGCGGTTCTCGGCGCAAGAGGGTCCCGCCGACCATGAAGCTGTTGACCCCGATAAGCCGGCCCTGCCTGCGGCAAGTATAGACGCGGAATCGGCCTGCGCGCTCGAGCTGGAAGAACGCGTCAAAATCCGGATCCATGGGCAATTCGCGCCCAAAGATTTGCGACTCGTCCCAATAGGCGCGCAATACCGGCATCGCCTCCTGAGCGATCCGCGCAAATGGCTCCCATTGGAACGTCGGGTTCCGGGTCGCCGCCATAGACATCGCCTGTACAGGAAAGTTCATCCCGCCGCTCCTTGGCCGCGGCCGCGCGATAATTCTCCGCGGCCTCCTGCCCCTCTTCGCGCGGCGTTCTCATGCGGTGCGCGGTCCCATTCCTTTCGGCGATTTTGCCACGCCGCCGCGCGTCGCCTTATCGCCGACCGACGGCTTGTTCATGGACGCCCCGCGCGAACCGCCGCTCTTCTGCGTCGGCGAAGGGTGACCCTTGTGGGTCAGCCCTTTGTGCATGCTGCCCTTGCCCTTCATCTCGCTCTCCTTAAACTGGCCATTCGGTCCAGGCCAGGCTCGGCATGCTGACCGCGGACTGAACGGGCGAGGAGGTGATTTGCATTGCCCAACCGGGCGGCAGAATGAGCTTGCCGTCGAATTCGTACTGCGTCGCGGTCATGCTCGACGTCGCGAAAGCCGCGACCAGCGGAATATGCTGGGTGCTGGCCGTGAAGGTCGCAACGGTAAACGCGGTCGCGCTCGGCGAGCCCGGGTTCATCGGGTTCATCGTGTTGACCGCCGCGGTGACGGACGTCGGCAGCTGCTTGGAGATCGTGGCGAGAAGCTGGCCGATGGTCGCGACGCCGGCGGCGACGGTGCCGAACGTGAAATGCACGAGCTCGACATTGATTCCAGATCCCGGCGGATTGTAAATGCCGAAGGTTGCGGCAGTCGCGGTGTTGACGGGGATGGTCACGCCGGCGATCAGGGACGCCGCGATCCACAAATGCCCGTTGCGCGAGGCGTTGTACCATTTCCCATGGACTTCGGAGACCATGAGATCGCCCTGCGGGCTGGCCGGAACTTGCGGATTGGAGCCTGTCGGATTTGCGCCTGGCGCGACGACGACGCCTTGAATGATCGACATGGGAGCGGCCTTTCTAAAGCGAGCCCGGTGGCAGAATATTGGCCAACTCGTCCGCACGCATCGGCGCGAGATCGAGGCCTGTCGGATTCAGCAGGTTGGCGATTACCCGAAGTTCGACCAGAATCGAAATCTGCGCCGCGAGCGTCGTCGCCGTGAGCTGTCCCGTTCCGGTCGAGGCGAGGTTGCTCGTCTGTGCGAACTGGCCGGCGACGACGGCGACATTGTTCAGCAGCTGTGCGTTGATCTGCTCGATCAACATATTGAAATTGTAGACGCTCTGGGAAGGATCGGTCAGCGTCACATAGGGAATTGTTCCGAGGCCCTGGGGCATCAGAGAGACCCCTTCCCGCCGACCAGGATTTCGGCCAACTCGTCCGCACGCATCGGCGCGAGATCGAGGCCGCTCGTGTTCAGGAAGGTGGATAAAAGCCGCAGCTCGACCAGCATGCCGATGACCGGAGCCACGCCCGAGGCCATCAAGTTTCCGCTTCCGTCATTCGTAAAAAGCGGATAGATCGCGGTGGTTCCGTGGGCGGCGAAATTGAGTGTCGCAGGCGTCGTCATTTGAGCAAACCCCATATCGATCCTCCTCTTACATCAAGTCGCCCCGGCTGTAAATCAGCCTATCCGGGGAAGGGGATCGGCACATACCCGAGAGGTTGATATTCGAGATACAGGTCGCCGATCCGCGTCCCGGCGCTCAGCTGCCCTGTCACCGCGATGCTCATCTTGTCGAAAACAAGCGGAACATTCCAGGGAATCTGGTTCGCGGCGAGAACTGCCGGCGGCGCGAGAGTGACGCTATCGATCACTGTCCCCGCCTGATCTGTCGCGGTCACCGCCCAGGAGCCGCCGCCGTCCGCGCCATATTGAACAGAAAGCACAGACGCACATTGCCGGATGTCATCGCGAAGAGGCAGGTACGACGTCTGGAAAACGAACGACTCTGGCGACGCGGAAGAGCCGCCTTGGAGCGTCGCCCCGGTGACGCCGACCGAAAACAGCTGGCCTATGGACAAGCCGAAGGTATTCCCGGCCGTCCCCGTCGTTTTATAGGTCACCGTGACATTGCTGGTTCCTGTCACGGCATATGCGCAAAGGGACGCATTCGGATCGCTCGATGCGGCGAGAGCCACCTGCACGTTCGTCGCAGCCGTCCCCGGCGTCGGATTGGCCTGGATGACATATCCGCTCGATGAAGGTCCGAAGGAAAACACCGAGCCGTTCAGGTTGAGCATCATCCCCGCCACGGTCCCACTTGGAAAATAAAAGGTCCCGGAGGGCGCGATAAACGGAGAGCCCCCGGTCAAAGTCGGCATCGAAACATAGGACGAACCGGAGGGGAGGGTCGCGAGGGTGAAGGAATTTCCGCCGGTCCCCGACGTGGCATAGGTGATCGTCAGAACGTCTCCAACCGCCGCATAGGTGCAAAGCAGCGCATTCGTGTCGCTCGACGCCGAAAGGGCCGCGGCGGCATTCGTGGCCGCTGTCGCGGGCGTCGAGGACGCCTGAATGTTGTATCCGCTGCTCGCCAACGCGAAAGTAAACACCGAGCCGTTCAGGTTGAGTATTTGGGACGGCTGCGTTCCAGACGGAAACGTCACCGTCGCGCTCGCGTTCACCGTCGCAGCGCCTCCGGTCAACGTCGGCCCGCTGATGTTGTTTAGCGTCCACGCTATGTTGATGTTATTTCCTGCCGTTCCTGTTGTTTTGCATGTGATGTTCGTAGTACTTGTCGACGTGGCATATGTACATAACAGGGCATTCACGTCGCTCGACGCCGATAGAGCGGCCGTCACATTTGCGGCGGCCGTCGTTCCCGTTGCCGACGCCTGAATGTTGTATCCGCTGCTCGCCCCCGAGATGAACGTCCAGACCGAACCGTTGATACTGAGCGTATTACCGGCCGTTGTGCCTGTCGGAAAAAGGAACGACCCCGTTGCAGCAGCGGCCGTCGAACCGCCTGATAGTGTATAACTGGACAAGTACGCGGTCTGCGTCGTGTTCGAATTCAGCGTGAACGAATTCCCCACGGCTCCCGTCGTGGTGTATGTTACCGTAACGACGGTCGATGCGTAAGAATATGTCGCGAGGTCTACAGGGGAATTTGTCGATGCGGCCAAGGCTATCTGCGCGTATATTGTCGCCAACGTTGGGTTTGTGGACGCCTGAATGTTGTATCCGCTGCTCGCCCCCGAGATGAACGTCCAGACCGAACCGTTGGCCGCGGCCCCGAGAGTCATCGTTTCTCCGGGAACCGTCCCGTTCGGAAATGTAATCGTACCGCTGGCGTACTTGCCGGTTGCTCCTCCGGTCAACGTCGGCCCGCTGAACAAAATATTATTGGGGGAATTTGTCGAAAGATCGAAGTTGTTACCAGACGTCCCCGTCGTCTTGTATGTGATTGCGATCACATTCCCAGCCGTATAACTGCAAAGAAGGGCTTGCGCATCTGTCGAGGCGCTGAGAGCGAGTATAACATTCGCGGCCGCTGTCGCGGGCGTCGAGGACGCCTGAATGTTGTATCCGCTGCTCGCCCCCGAAATAAATGGAAAGATAGACCCGTTCAGCGCCAGCTGATCCCCCGGCATCGTGCCATTTGTAAACGATAATGTTCCCACAGCAGCCGCAGACACGCCATCCGAATACGTCGACGCGGCTGTCGGGACGACAGACTCCTGCCATAGCCCCTGCTGCCACGGAGAGGCAAACGCGGCAATGAACTCATATCCGTACACCCCGAGAAAGGACGCCGCATTCGTGTGAGGACCGCCCCATTGCTGCGTAACAATGTTGTAAATCCAATCTTGCTGTTGTCCCGCGCTGTTCGGCCCGCAGATCCGCAGCATCGTTCCATTACAGGCCATGGAAATCTCTGCCGGATTGCCGGAATTCAAGAAGGGCGCGACAACCCCCTCCCCGTTGTAGCCGATCGGAGGCGACACCAGCCCTTGGAAATTAATCAGCCGTATTCCATCCGTCGACACGAACGCCAACCCGTTCGGCGTCGAGGCCACACCCAGGGGGGAATTTGTCCCCGTAGCGACGTTAAGGGAATTTATGTAGATCGAAGAGGCGAAGTCGCCTGTGATCTGGTAAATATTCGTCGTACCCTTGAACACGACCAGGGATTGAGTAATACCCCCTAATTGGTTGGATAGCGGAAGGCCCGCCCCGGCCGTAAGCGGGATGTAGTCGCCAAATGTCAGCGTGTAGCTGCTGTTGCCGACAATCAGCGGTTCCAGAACGTTACTCCCTATGATCGCCGGCGGAGCGTTCGCCCCCGCCGGCGGGTTCATAAAGAACATGGCGCGCTCGTTGAAATTCACACACAGCGTCGGCTGATAGGGAAGAGTATTGGTCGTCGTGTTGGCTGAATTGTAAACCGGGATCAATTCGTTCGAAAAATCGATATAACCAAAAAAGAACCCGACCGCTATCGAGTAGCCGGGGTGGCAAATGATCTGCTTTACGCCAACCGTGCAAATATTCGGAATAAACCACGATGGATCGTTACTGGCCACGCTGAGCGGAACGTTCGAGGCTGTAACCCCCGTAATAGCTACATAGGCATTCGTCGCCAGATTGTAGACAAACGGAACATCGTAACCCGGATACAGGAACGAATTCGCCATTCCGACGATGAAATCAGCCGAAATGATCATCGCCGTGATCGGCCCGTACAGCATGCTCGTCGCCGAGTTCGGCAGCTGTAGCGCGCCAGGGCGGCCAACCCATTGGTTCGCAGTGTCCACCGATGGGATCAAATTCGTCAGGGCGATCATAGACCCCGGCTGCTGTTGCGCGCCGACATCGCGCGTGTCCGTCACGCCCTGAGGAGAGAATTTATAGGGGATCGTCCGAGGCATCAAAATCCGATCAGCTTGGTCGCCGGGAGTCTCCCAAAATTGCGGCCGAACCTTCGTCGGTCGAGCTTCACGGTCTTTGCGCGCCCCTCGTCGTCGTCTTGCAGGCGCAGATATTCACGCAGAATCCCCGCCGCCCCGGTACCGTCCTCGGAGCTGCCGAGAAAGTCCTTGTAGCGGTCATCGTTGGCGATCTGCTGCATCAATTCGCCGGACAACCGCTTGATCAGATAATTCTGATGCGGAAACCAGGGCACGGTTGCCGACGTCTCCGGCGTCGTGATGTCCGCCATTTGCCGATAATAGCGGATTTGCACGTTGAACACCCCGGTCGGCGGCGGCCAGACATACATGACCGGCGGCGTTTGAGACGGGTCTGTCGTAAAATTGACCGGGTAATTCTGAAGCCCCGCGACCTGGACGGCCGCGTCGAACTCCGCCAGGTCGATATTCACCATGACGTAGGGAACGCCGTCGACCTGATACACCGCCTCGTCGATCGCGAGACGCAGATAGTCCGCGGGAAGGGGATAGGGGCCGGACCCCACCTGCGACGTCAGTACGACCGTCGTCGTATTGAGCGCCTTCGCAAAGTCGTAGGTCTGGCACAGATCAGAGAGGATCGCATTGAGGGTCTGGCCCGCCTGGGACGTCATCCCAGGAACGCGGGCCGACTGCACGGAGAGGGAAACTATCTGGGCGCTGGTGAGGGGCATAACTCCATCCTCAGAGCCGCCAGGCGCCTCTCGGCCAAGACTTTGTGGCTCTCGTGCTGCTTGTAGCTTTCGATCGCTTGCTCACGCGCCGACTGCTCCGTGGCCGAGAGCTGCCGCCCCTTGCCGTTTGCGGGCGCGTTCGCCGCGCGAGTCTTATATTTCTCGTCGACCGCCCCTAGAGACGCGGACAGCTGCGTCATCATCCGGGCGTTATGGTCGACCTCGTTCTGCAATGTCGCCATCTTCGAGAACTGCACCTGACGCTCGCACGCATAATAAAGCTTATCCACCAGCGCGTCCAAGACGGACTGCTCTATGTCGCGATCGACATGCGTCTGAAGGACGACTTCCTTGCCGTCCGCGACCTGCATTTTATAGCTCACGCCGATAACCGGAACCACCTGGTCTGTCATAAACGCCTCTCGAAATTATTGGGGTCTCGTTTCTTGCCAGCGAGAGACCCCGAACCGCATGGATGACCGGCTGCCTGGGCCGGGTGCAAGCTCCGTCAGCCGCGCACAAACTGGTTTCTTTGCGCGCCGGGAATCACCGCCCCAGGGCCGTTCAGCGCGACAAACGATCCAAATGGTTGATGCGGCTGAATATACTGCCCTCGATTCGGCTCCTTGAAAGCATGCTCGTGCTTCCAGGCCTGGAACATAATGTCTCGGATGCAGTCGTACAGGCTTCGCGCAACCACCCAAATTTCGCCGTGGTTATAGGCTACGCCATTGATCTTCAGATCCTTCGCATAGCCGGGCAGGTCGATGAAAATCTCGACCCTTTCTTCCTTCGGATCGGATAAGGCCCGCTCTTCCTGCTCGAACTGCTTGAGCAGCTCATCCTCGCGCTTCATCTTCCGCGACGCGATCGTCTTCGCCTGCGCTTTTCGCCGAAGCTGCTCGATTTCTTTCGGCGTCAAGATCTCGTCCGGGTCTCTCCCTGCGAGCGCATCATTCACGTCGGTCATTTCCAACCCTCAAGTATGCACATAAGCGCCGCTCGCCGCGGCCCCGCCGGAAATCAGCACAGGCCAGCCCGTTGTCCCGTCCACGGCGATATAATCCCCAGGCAAAACTTTCAGGGCGCCGCGGCCGGGAATAAACAGCTGGCCGGTGTCATAGCAGAATAGCCCCATTCCGATCTGGAGTGAAGACCCCGCCGCCCCCTCGGTTCCTTTCGCATTGCCCAGCAGCACAGGGACGTCGTTCTTCATGTAAGCCACGAGCGCCGCCACATCCGCCGTGCTCATCCCGCCTTGATAAAACGGAAGCGCATGAAGCGTCGTCGTTCCCGCCGTGCCGAGCGTCTTTAGGGCCATGTCAATCTCTTATCATTCGAGGGATCAGCCGAACGTCGAACTGAACGCCGAGGCCGACTCGACCCTGAGCATGAACAGCACGTTTTTTAAAAGCGTTCCGTAAAACACCTTCCACCCAATTTCCCTTAGTTGGTTCAATGGGTCGGCCTTGTCTGGTCCGGTCAGCAGAACGATTTGAATGTCCGAGAGAACGACCTGCGAATAGCCGCCTTTGCCGAAGATGTAGGTCGGGTAGACGGTGACGCCGGTGGCGACGGGGGCGGGCGGGGTTTGCGCGACGCCGATGGCGGTGAGGGTAACGGTCTGGCCGGTCGCGAGCTGCGTCGCCATGCCCATGAACGGGCCCTGCGTCGGCCCTGCGCTGCACGCAGCGAGATTGGCCGGGCTCGACGTCGTGCCGATATAGACGTTCGCGGTGTATCCCGCGAGCGCAGGAATGACGACGCTGATCGACCCGGTCGATCCGGTAACGCTGATGTTTCCCGAAACCTGACAGAGCTGGCTTTCGTACTGGTTTTGAATATCGGAATAGGTGACGATGATATTGTAGGTCGTCGAGGTCGCGAGACTTCCGCCGGAGGCGGAGGGGGTCCCCGTCACGAGAGCGAGGCCGGTCCAGAACGGGACGAGATTGCAGGCGACAAAGCGGGTGCCTGCCCATTGGCCGAACTCGGAACCGTAGAGTTTGTTGATGTCGGAATAGGACGAGGACTGGATGAAGGTCGCGTTATTGCGAAGATCGCCCTGAACGAATGGGTGGCAAATCGCGACGTAATGCGGTGAGGGCTGTTTGACCGCTCGCTTGTGTGCATCGCGGCCCGCGTCAAGTTCCTCGTCGGTCTGCTCGGTTCCCATATATAGGGGAGCGCCGAGGTTGACCAGCTGCACCTGCGCGCGATTAATCTCGTAGGTGTTCAGGACGTCCCCCGCCTGGAGCGCGTAGCGGCTGCCGCGGGAATTGACGTAATTGACCTGCGTCATCCCGGCGAAAGTGTTGAACGTATTCCGCTCGAGCGTCTCGGCCGATTGCAACGAGATCAGCTTTTTCGCCTCGCTCACTACCGGGTGCTTGATCGTCAATTCCGCGACGTCCGTCATCAGGACGAGGCCGCCCCATTGCTGGACCTGCACCGTAACCTGCGAGATCGCCATTTGGTTGGATTGCGGCGGTACCCCCTCCGACAGCGGCGCATAAGGCAGAGGCAGCCGGTTGTACCGCGTCATCGTGAGGGTTGTGCCGCGGCCCTCTGGAATACGCTCAGGGTCGCCGAACTTGTAGGCTACAAGCTGCCTTTGCGCCAACGGGAGCGTTTCCGCGGCTATGACAGCTTCGATGTCGGATGAGAATTGGTTCGAGAGATTCGTCGCCAAGTTAAGTCTCCATCAACGCGGCGATCGAATCTTGCCGCCTAAAAAGTCACATTTTCAATCCGCTTACGGATCGCCTCGATCGAATTCGCCTTCGGGCCGCCGCCCGCGGCGACATTCCCCTTGCTCGTACCGGCCGGCGCCCGCTGCCCCTGAATGTTCGCCGCCGCCTTTTGCCGCTCGGCCTTCCCTGCATTCGGCTGAAGCCGCTCCAGCCCCGTCACATAGGCCAGAATCATTTCTCGCGTCGGCGGGTTGACCCCGCGCGGCAAGCAGTTCGCGAGCTGCTGCTGAAATATCTGTTCCACCGTCTGATCGTATCGCTTCAGCTCCGGGCGCGCCGCGAGCAAAGCTTCGTGCTTCGCCCGATCCTGCTGGTTCGCAATGCCAACCTGCATATTGATCATCTGCTGCTGATGACTGCGCTCCGCCTGCTGTAGCCGCCATTCCATCCGTTCGACGGGGTCCATCGCCGCCAGCTGGGCCTCGAGCAACGCCGGATCCGGCTGCTGCTGGCGCTGCATCTGCGCCTCACGCAGCTGCCGCATTTCCTCCCGCTGGCGATTGACTTCCTCCCGCAGAGACCGCGCTTCGTTGGCGATCGCCTGAACGCGCCGCTCCCGACGCGTCAGCCCGCCTTCTTGCGCCCCTTCCCCTCCATGACCGCCTTGACCGCCTTCTGCGGCATCATCCCCCTCGAGCCCTTCTTCAAGCCCGGCGGCTGGATCGGCATTTCCTCTTTCTCCCGGCGCGCCTTGGGTATCGAGATCTTCTTCGCCGCCTTGGTCTTCGCCGCCATCGTCATATTCCCGCTCGATCATGTCATTCTCCCCGCGCCTTACGCTGCGCCACGAAACGGCTTACGGCCGTCGATCGAAGCTTCTTACGGAAGCTGCTCGATACCTCGAATAATATGCGTGAATTTAGTGCTTGACAATAGAGCCTACCCATAAACCCAACCCGAGCTCGTCGAGAGTACGCGAACGATAGCCGGACCCCCGCCCCCGCCGGAGACGGCGCCTCCCCAAACAGGAGGCGCCGCGGCGTCTGTGATCTCCATTCCGCAACCGGGTCCGATGAGAGATGCGGACGGCAGGTTGGCGGCCGATACGGGGCTCGGGTACATGGATTTAACGAAAGTCGCGCCCTGAGATCCGTTCGATATCGGCGTGGCATAGCCGAGAATGGTATTCGCTGCGATCGTATTACTCCCGTAATTCCCCGCTGCTACAGATAGCGCGGTCTGCCCGGCCCCTCCGTTGGTCCATATGTTTTCAAAAACTCCAAAGTCCTGGCAGGAAAGCATATCGACGCTGGTTGTGAGGCCAGCCGCCGGATTGGTGAATAGATTGTGACCGATGATAATATTCGACCAAACCCGAACGGATTGGCCAAAACCGATATCCACCGTATTACCGGCGAACTCATTCCCCGAGATGATGGTTTTGTCGAACCCGACCGTGCCAGACGTCGATGCGTTGGTGAAGGCGAGCGCCGTCGTCATATTCTCGAAGCTGTTGCCCTGAATCAGCAGGATCGACGTGCCGCTTGCCGCGCCGACAAGAATGTCGTTCCAGTATCCACGCAGCCCGGCATTGTTGAACTTGTTGGAAATTACCCGCAGATCTCCGGGGGATTGATGATGAACGGCTATGCATGCCGGTTGCCCGGCCATATTGAACATGCATTCCGTGATCGTGCCAAAGTCGTTGTCTATGGAGTTTGGGCACGAGATGAGAATTTGATTATCGATGCAACCGCCGAGATTAAGAAACCGAACTGTAGACTGAACGCAGTTCCGAAGAAATACGCCCGTATGAAAGCCGACGATCGAGATATTGTCGAGAAGAGCATTCGCCTGAATCCCGGCCCCACTCGGCCCTACGGTCAGGCCAAAGCTGGCAGTCGTGTAATTTCCAGCAATTGAAAAATCCCGGAAAACCGGAGCCGCCCCATTTGTCGTCGAGCCCTCGTGAACTATGCCATAAGGCGCGATGAAAACCGTCGCGCCCACCGCCCCGCCTGTCGGGTTGCCGACCGCTCCGGAGCCGATAATTCCGCCGCCCGCCGGGATAACCAGCGGGCCGGACGAAAAGTTGTAAATCCCGCTGGGATAATAAACCGCTCGCCCGGAGGCGTGCGCCTCGGTGCAGGCGACGAGGCTGTCGCTAACCCCCGATGTATCCGCGCCCGCAGGACCAGGGCCGGCGTGAGGCGAGTTCGCTTGCTCGATAAGCTGGTTGATCGACCGAAGCACATCCGTCGGAGCAACCGACGCCAGATAAGAAATCATCGCTTCAGCGGCATCGCCTGCCGAAGATAACCGTCCATCCGCCCGATCGATGATTTCATATCGCCGATCTCGATCTCGAGGTGCTTCATCACTTCCTCATACTCGCGAATCGTCACGTAAT